TGAATTGCGCCACCATTAACGTGCCTATTCCAAATATTTAAAAATATAGGATTACCTATAGTATATATTGTTTGAAATAAAGAGTTATATATTTGTGGGCAATTATCTTCAAATGTTATTTCAGGTATTTGTCTTAGTTCATCTTCTTCTGGATTGGGTATAAATCCGTAAAAGTCTTCTAAATTATACATTTCGTCTAATAATATTGAACAAAACTTTTCAGAAAAGAATGGAACCGTATATACATCTTTTAAAGGTTCTTTTATTAATTTGTGTAGTTTGTTTTTTACAGGATTTTGATTTGCTTTATTATCGTAAAAATTTACTATATCTGATAGAGAATGTTGAACAGCATCAAATGTTTGATCATCTATATACCAATCAGCAGGATGTTCTAACAAAATATTTTTTGTTTTATATTCTTGTATTTCTACTGCTTTAGACATTAATTGATATATTGCCGTTAGTTTTTACATCCACCTCACCTAAAGTAGATGTCATTTCAAAGCCAAGGTCGTTTGTTCTTGTGCCTATGTCTGCCCATTTATTGCCGGTATAAACTTGTAATACTCCTAATGTTGTATTCCAAATAATACTTCCAGCTAAAAAATTTAAAGTGTTTTTATCAGATTCATTTACTTGTTGAGTTTGATCTACATCAACGGCACCAAGATTAATTTCTAGTATTCTTATTAATCTGTTAAAAACTTCTGGGCTTACATCTCCTATGGCAATAGGTAATTGAGTTTGTAGTATCTTGCTCATCTCTTGCCGTCAGGCCTTGTATCTATCCTTGTAGCTCCTAGTCTCCATCCAATACTTAAATTACCACTATTACTAGCATCATCATCAGATTCAAATCTCAAGACCATTTGTCTTGCTCTGCCCCTTACATAAGCTTGTGTTGTAGAAGAAGAAATTGCATTAGTAGAATTAGTACTTAAAGAGTCACCAGGAAAGTTTCTAGTTTTAACAACTATATTGATATTCCCAGCATTATCATCCTGTAAAAATTTAAAATCAGGGATTATTCTTCTTATGAATGTAAATTGTTCTCCATCACCAATATCAAAATCAGAACTTTCTATAAATACATTAGTCATAGGAGATCCATCATCATTAAAACCTGTTTCTTGTTGGTATAAATAACCACCACTTACAGCTCTTGGATAATTTTCTATTCCGGCATCTAGCCAAGCAGTTCTACTTAAAGATCCATAAAACCAAATGTTTTCAATATAGTTATAAATTACATACCTATCTATTTCTGTAGAGCTTGATGAACAATAAAACCAGCCTACCTCATTTTTATCCGCAATAGTAAAAGCATGTATTTTAAAAGATTGACCTAAATTAATGTCACCAAAAACATAATTCTGAACAGTACAAGGAACAGTTTGAACACTACCGTTATAAACATAAAAGTTGTTATAACTCATCCAGTAAATACCTTGAGCTGCTGTAACTGATGCTTTTGGTCCAACTAAACCTGTACCTTCATTAATAAGGTTAACTGCAAAAGTGAATGGAGGGCCACTAAATTGCATACTATACAAAGCTGTATCAGTCCAAACTAATATTTCTTGTCTTGATTTAACTGCTCCAATAATTGAAGATCCAGAAGATAATCTTAGAGATCCTGCTGTATTGGTAGTTTTTGGCTCAAACTCTAATTCGTTTTCTTGATCACTAAACGCAATTAACATAGGATCAATTACACCAGTCCTAGTGGTTCCAGAAAGAGGATCTGAACCTAACACAATTAAGTGTCTATCTTTTTCTGAGGTAATAACTTGTAAACCAACGGTAGGAACTTGATTAGCTCCACTAATACCTGACAGCTCTACTGCCCTAGTATTTACACCATTATTTTCAACCCATTTAAAAATACCAGCGTTTCTTTGATTAATAATTAAATTTTCACCAAAGTTATCATGTGTCCATAATCTTAATTGATTGATGCTTGATAATGCTGTAGCAGATCCAAAAGTACCTTCACCCCAAGCATTTGCTCCCCACCCAGAACCAGCCACATAATTATCCAATCCTACGTTTATTTGGTAAGCTCCATCTACTCCTGAACCTCCGTTACCTGAATCACTTGCATTAGCAGTAACAGTTGTTCCTGATGTATCTTTTGCCGTAAAGGTATATGTGTTAGTTGTGATGGAAGTAATTTGATATTCTTGATTTAGTACCGCATCTGTAATTAAACCCCCTAAAGAGACAGCCCCAGAAATAGTAACAAAATCATTAATTACGGCCCCATGACCATTATCGGTAGCAGTTATAGTAGAACTTCCATTAGTAGCGGCAAAAGTAATCCCATTTGTTGTTGTTTTACGAATGGGCGTAACATCATAAAAATTATCGCCTTCATTTATGTAATATTTAAAAGTAGTGCCTAACCCTAAAAATTTAGTTCCTCCCAACGAAACCCAATGATGTAAAGCTCTAGCCGTACCTAAATAGGTATTGTTTGTAAGTTTGCTCCAACCACCAAATTTTTCTGGTCTACCTTTTCTAAATCTTACTAAATTACAATCAAACCAACCGCCCTCATTATCATAGTCAGTACCCTCTCTATAGATACCAGGTCTGAATATTGTTTTTTGTAATGCCATCTAAACCTTGCTCCATTCTTTTCCTTCAAACAAATTAGCTTCAGCTTCTCTGCGTTTAACTAAACCTCCTAAGATAACACCTCCGGCTTTATTCCACCTTTTAATTTGTGAAGGTATATTGTGATAATCACCTGCATTAAGTAACTTCAACAAAGTAGAGTCTCCAAGATTAGTTGGTCCTAAGTTATAAACCCAACAAACTAAAGCATCAAATTGATTTTGTTTTAAAGGCACTTTAACCATATCGTTTATATAGCCTTCGTACTCAGGCATTTCTTCTTTTAGTAAATGTTCAGCTTCGTCCTTGTTTATTTTATCTCCCTCTTTAACATCTTTTGTATGACCGTAACCAATTGTTAAAACATTTACTGAGTCTCTGTAAGCTTCTAACTCGCAACCCTCATAAAATTTTATTAAAGATATTCCTTCTTTTGATATTTCCATATTATTCTCCCCAAGTTCCATCTTCCAAAACTTTTCCTGTTTTGGTGCCGCCCCAATATTCAACTGCATGTTTTTCTTTAATAAGCTTTTGGCAGATATCTTCTCCATTAGATGTATAAGGTATGCCAAGAATCCTTCCATATTTTCCTTTACCAAGAGATTTAACTTTAAATGTGCCTTCGCAAAGTTCTTTAAGTCTTTCTTTTGCTTTTAATCCAAGTTCTTTTTCTAATGCTCTTTCTGGGTATTTTTTTGTATTGATTCGTGATTCGGCCGTATCAATTCCAGCCAAACGAACTCTTTGTTTATTTAGTTTTACGTCAAATCCTAAATCTAATATGCAATCAAAGGTATCTCCATCTACTATACGATCTAATGTTGCTCTATACACAAATTCATCTGGAGTCTTACTCATCAGCCTTTTCCTCTTGCTTATCGTATTCTCTATAATACTTGATAATTGATAAAATATCTTTGCTCCACCTTGTAATTTCAGCCATATCCATACTTAGATTTTCGTATTCTTTGCTTGATAAAGAGTAGTAAGCACGTCTTGGTGCATCACCATTTTTTAAGTTTTGTAAATATTGTTCCATCAACTCAGGAGTCATAATCTCCCAATCAACTTCCGATAAACTCATCGGATATGGTAAAGGTGGATGGTACATAGGCGGTCTTTCAGCAATACTTTTTACCTGTACTGGTTTGATAGAAGATTGCATCAAAGAACAACTGGCCATCATACAAGACAAGCTAATTAGCAATAGGTTTTTCATCAAATTGGTTTGGGTTAGTAAGCTCTTCTAAGGTACTCATAACCCTAGAAGAAGCTTTGTTAATTTTATTTTGCATCAATCCTGGCTTTGCTAAAGCCAATTCATCTAAATCATGTTTTGCAAAAGTTTTACGCAATCTATTTACATCTTCCATAGCTTCTTTTTTTTCAGCTTCTAATTGGTTAAGTTGTACTTGTTGGTTTTTTTGTTGCTCTAAGTAACGATCAATAGATTCGTTTTGTTCTTGAATTTGTGTTTCTAGAACAATTTGATTACCTTTAAGTATGCTAATTTGTTCATTTAAATAATTTATATACCAACCAGATCCTGCAATTGTTAAAAATAGCAAACCGCCTAGTATTAATGATAGTTTTATTCCCATGTATATATATTTAAAGGTTTACTTATACCTTTTACCTCTATTGGTTTTAATGATTTTAGCTCAAAACCACAGTTTTTTGCAGTTTCCTCTGCAATTATTAAATCTACGCCTACTGTTTTACAACTAGATTCACATCTAGCAGCTATATTTACGGCAGATCCTATAGCCGTATAATCAAATCTAGTAGACGACCCACAATTCCCAATTACAGCCTCACCAGTATTTACCCCCACCCCTATTTCAATATCAGTATCAGAAGACTTAAAATTATCTTGTATTTCTTTAGCGCACATAACAGCAGCTTTTTCATGATTGTCTAAATCTAAAGGCGCATTAAATATAGCAAACATAGCGTCACCAATATACTTGTCTATCATTCCTCCATATTTTTTAACCGCATCAGATTGTATAGTCAAAGCCATATTCATAATTGCAATTACACTTTCAGGATCCATACTTTCGCTCATAGCTGTAAAACCACGAACATCAGTAAATAAAAAGGTACATCTTTTTTTTTCACCACCTAACTTTAGTAGACTCGGATTAGATTGCAAAGCCTTCACTTGTCTAGGATCTAAGTAATGCTCAAATTGTTTTTTTATTTGTTGTCTTAGTTTGTATTGCTCTCTGAATCTTATATAAAAAGCAACACTTGCAGTAATAAACTGAGATATTAAAGACCAAGTGACATCAATTAATACTCCCTTTTGTATTGTATAAACGCCAAAGAAGGCCGTAGAGACAAAAACTACGCCAAAGAATAATATACCAGCGGTTATACCAAAAACATTCAAAGCAAGCCAAACAAAAACGGCAGAGAATAAAAATATTAATATCTCTAATGCTAATGAATAATCAGGTATGTAAGGGCTGTCTTGTATTAATATAGATTCAGCTAAAGCTGTTTGTATTTTGTGTGGTTCTAACAAACCAACAGGCGTTGCTATTTGCGGAGATATACCCTTTGCAGTAAAACCAACAAAAACAAATTTATTTTCTACATCCATTTCTAAAAGATTAGTTTGTGGCGTGTTAACCCAACTTACCCATTT